TTTCTCCTTAGTAACTCAAAGCATCAGTCCCGATTATACCCTGTGATGCGCTATCTAGTACGAAGCCGTCAATGAGGCTTTCGCCCGTATAAACGGTGGTGGTAAATTTCTTATGGCTAACATCGTGCTTTAACCCTTGGACTAACAGGGTTTGTGTGATGGTCGTGGATCCGGGCATCACCTTGGTAATTTCTACGCAATCCATCAATTCAATAGCCAAGCCACTGGTTACGCGAGCGGTGTTATCGCCATCCTCTAAATTGAGAATAATCGCGTCAATGCGCGTTTCTGTTTCTCTTCGGGTACTCAGAAGCATGTTTGCCATGTCCAAGGCCTCGGCATCCGTCTGGACCAGGATCCCGTCACGATTTCCCGAATGGATGAAGTATTTATCGATTGAATCCTGATCGAAGACATTCTGGGCAGATCCACCAGCTCGGGTAACGGTCACGTCATTGACCACCAAGCTATCGTCTAAGGCCACCGTTGCCCCCTGGAAGGCCACAGCAGAGCCATCGTCGGCAAATGTATAAACCGGGCTTGCTAGGCTACGTGTGACCGTCTCACGGCCTATAAAGGTCACCCTACCTTCGGCATCTAAGAATAGTTCGCCAAATTCAGACTTCTTGACTAGCTCTAATGCGTCCAGCGCCTTGCGTGTGGTTCCTGGATCGGCCTGGAGCGTAGAATTCCCAGCGTCAATATCCCGGAGGGTGGTGGGATAATCTAGCTCGTCCAGGATTGCATCCACGCGCGCACCGGATAGCTGAATACCTGAACCGGCAACGACGCCAATCTGGGCGGTATTAAATAGCCTGAGGGCATCTACGCAGCGAAATGTGACCTTGCTGAATTCATCCGATCCGATCGCGAAACCGGTGTCGTAGGCCGTAATGAAACCTGTGAAGAGTATGTATGAGCTGCCATCGTAATCTGCTGAGATCTGGATCTTGCGAAGCGGAACCAGATCACCATAATAGGGTCCGCTCACGTTGCTAGGATTAAAGTCGCCGTTCTGATCTATGACGGTTACTGAGGCAGTACCGGCCTCGAATTCGCTTAGTAATCTCTGACGGCCGCGCCTAATCGACACCGAGAATATCAGATCCGAAATGTCGACGTTGGCGTTGGCGCTTGTGCCCAGCTGGTTGGTGTCTAAAATTCCATTGGTTACTGAATCAAGAATAAAAGGTTCGCCTACGAATGCCACGCCATTACTGAAATCAATGGCTGCCTTAATGACGGGTGCTGCTGGCACTAGATAGCCACCTGATTAAAGGTGAGTTTTCCACCGCTTCGTTGGTACTGGTACTGCTCATTAATGATGGTTTGCGCTAGATCATATTCGCTGATCACGTTACCCTCGACGGTGACGTTTACCGTTGTGCTTGGCTCCCGATAAATCGCTCCTGTTTCTATCGTTGCCATAATGGCATCAAATTCAATCATTGACGCATCAAAGGCAGCCAAGAAGGCTTCCGCTTCTGCAAGTGCGATATTCGCTTCCTCTTCTGCTTTAGCTGAATCTGCCACGGCGATATTTGCTGCCGCCAGGGATCCGGCTGGGGTACTCATGTCAATACCAGCCCAGGGAAGGGTAGGCGCTGCGAACTCCTGATTGAGTGCGCCGTTAATATAAACATTGTTGGCATCGACATTCATAGTGTCCAACTTGGTGACCGTCATTTTATCCTGGTCTAGTTTCAGACCTTTCTCGGCAAACAGAACATCTATCGGTACTTGCCAATCTAGCTCTTTGAGTAAGTACTGAATTCGAGCAATAGTCGCTGGCCAATCGGTAAATGGATTCTCAGCTAACTCGGGAAGGCTTGCCAAGATAGCCTGCAGTTCAGCCGCTTGCTCTTCAGCCTCTTTTAGTAATCCTGTGTATTTGATAACGTTGTCCACGTTTTCATTTATAATCGCTCGCTGCAATTTCAGGCGATATTCCTCGACGTCGTTGATCTTCCCCTGTAGAGCGGCTGCAATCTGGATTCTTTCCTGATCAAATGTCTTTTGAGCCTCAGTGATTATCTTCTGAGCGTTCTTTTCCTTCTCAAGTAATTTGGCCGCCTTCTCGCGGTCCTTGCGGATCTTCTCCGTTTGCTTTTGCTCTTCTTTAAGATACTTGGCACGTTCACGTGACAGCGCCCTTTGTTTAGCTGGATCTTCCGGTGCGAATGTTGAGTTGATTGCTAATGCGGCTGCCTCATACTCTTTCCATGACATGCCAAAGCTGCTAAATACCAATCGGAGAGCCGCCCCGAATCTAGCTGCACCTCTAAATGCATCACCGATTTGCTCGCCAAACTTCACGATTCTTTCTAAACCTTGGTCGTAATTTCCACCACCAAGAGCTTCGAGAGCATCCACCAAACCTTCGCCAATGGCCTCGGCTGCATCGCCAAGAGCTAGATTGAGGCGACGAATCTTTCCATCGTAGGTGTCGGCATCAGCCGCAGCCTGGCCTGAGAATTGATCACTCAACAATTCCAGAGACTTTTCAAATCCCATGGCTTTGAGTTCGGCGGTGCTGTAGGCCGTCTGTAACTTGCCAAGAGAAGTGAAATTGCCATTGAACGCTCGGCTTAGGGCCAGAGATACGGACGCAACGGAATTTCCAGTTCCGGCGGCAATATCAAGTGATGTGGCAAGCAGCTGCTGCGATTTAGTTACACTGAGGGTTGCGTTTGCTAATTGTCTGAAAGCCGGGAATAGCTGCTCTTTGGAAACTGCGGTTGCTTGTTCTAGTTCCTCAATAAACTTGACTGCACCAAGGCCTTCATATTTAAGCCCAAGGTTGTCTAATGACTTGGCAAGGCTCTGGACGGCTTTGTCGGACTGTATAAATGCGTTGACAGATCGCTTGAGGGCTGTGAATCCGACAATCGCAACAAAGGCTCGTTTGGCAGATCTAGTTAATCCATCAAAGCGCTTGCCTAGCGTCTGAGTGCTTTTGCTTGCTTTCTTAAAACCGGAGTCTTTGAACTCGGAAACGATCCGGACGAAGATATTACTCATTACGCCACCTGTTTCATGTCGTAGAGAACCGACTGCTGATTAAATTTAGTTCTGGCTGTTTCAATCGCTTTCATAATAGCGTCAAGCGCCTTGCCTTGGTTTTCAGCATAAGCCGCATAGAGCAACCGGCCTTCGGTGCGCTTATTGTTGCTGCTCTTGTAATTCTTCAATGGACCCATGCGTTCGTTAAGTCGGTCAATCATCATCCGGCCTGCGTTTGGGTTATCACTCATGGATTGGCGGCTGCCTCGTATCTGGTAAGGCACACCGTACTTTGTAAACCTCTGTGCGTACTGCGGACGACCGTAAGGATGAGTCTTTCCGGCTTGTTCAGCGATAGCGCCTGCAGGATTCTTGTTGAGCAAGGTGATCATGGAAACATAACCCATCTTGCTTTTCTTTTGCCGGCCCATCGAGTAAGTCAAGCCGCGCCGGATCTCGCCAGCATCATATTGGGGAAAGTAACCGCGCGCTTCATTCTTTCCTACATAGTTTGACCAGTTGTCGGGCGCTCCAAATATGGCCGCAGGAACTTTAGCTTCAGCCGCTTCGACAATAGGAATCAATTCGGCACGGATCTCACGGTCCATCTCACGGGCAATATTTGGCGCGATTTCCTTTAGCGCCTTTCTAAACCCTTGATACCCTTCGACGACCACGGCCATTGGACTGTTGCCTCTCCTTTGCCTGCTGCTTGAAAACTTCCAAGATGGCCGTCAGCATTGACTGGTCCATCTCGATCCATTCACGCGGTGGTATTCCGGTGTGGACGACTAGCTGCGCGATCCGGTAAGTGAACGAATCGCGCGTCAGCCATTTGGGGAGTCGTCAGCCACCACCTCGACATCAGCCAAGGTCTCTAAGAACGGAAGGCCGAACGGTTTAACGTCCGGCGCTCCGCTACGGCGTAGACACTCCCAGGCCAGCCAATAGACATGCTCTTGCTTTTCGTCCTCGCGGAAGGCTTTATGGAAACCTTTACGGAACTGTTGCTCGAAGGCATACTCAATCGCCGGTGTGACCGGATGAACGGTCTCTGTACCATCTGCCCTGGTGATTTTTAAGCTGGCCATGTTGCCCCTTTTCTATACTAGAACGTGCCTGTGTTATCGGCAGAGACTTCGGAATTTACTGTGAAGGTGATGTCCTGGGTTGATAGATCGCCAACGCCGCCATTTACCGGGGTGAGGTTGTTGACCAGGATGTCGCCACTATAAAGAAGATTCTCTGCGCCTACTGCTGTGCCTGAATCATTGATTGCCTTGAAAGCAACGGTTGTGCCGAAAGCGGCGTTCAATGTTGCCAAGACTTCGCCAGTTGCCTGGTCGTTTAGAAATGAAACTGTGAGAGTTGCAGCCTCAAGACCCTTTACAAATTTATGTGAAAGATCTCCCATTGCTGTGATCTCGAGTTCGTCGAACACTTGATTGAGCGTCACGGATGTGACGTGGTCGCTAAGATCGACATTGTTGATCTTAAGCCCGACCTTGTTATTAAGAAAAACAGCCATTTGCTATTCCTCGTCTTTCTTAGCGGTTGTTTTCGGTTCTGGTTTTGCTTTCTCAGCTGGCTTAACCTGACCGATCTTGATCAGGAAACGCTCGCGTGCTTTATCTTGATCAGCCATTGTTAACTCCAATCGGAAAGAATGCTGATGGTTACTTCACCGGTTAGCAGTTCGCCTGCCGTACCGGTTAAGACTGAAGGAGAACTAAAGGTTCCGATGGAATAGGCG